ACAACCCAGGGCAAGCAGATCGTGATGGACTTCAGCGCGCCAGAAAGCGCGCAGTCATTTGCCGATGGCTGTAACAGGGAACACAAAACCCCTACCAAGATGAGCGCGGCGAGCCTCCGCAATAAGGCCAAAGAGCACCTGAGCGATGAGGAAAAGATCGAGCTTGAAGCGATCAAGAATGGCGAGGGCATCTAAAACAGATCCTATGTCAAAGTATTTTGTAAGCAAAACAGAAGTGTTAATAATCGACGGTAGGATCGTCGGCTATGAAACACCCCTGACCCGTCCGTGTGACAAAGAACAGGCGATCGAGGGTTTAGGGAGATACCGTAGGATCGGAATAGAAAACATACACTTGTGTAAGCACACAACCAAGCGATACAACAAGTTGATCCGCGAGTACAATAAAAGAAGAAAAGAGGTCAGCCTTACAATAGCGGATATTGCACAGATGACCGCATTAGCAGAAGCAGAAGAAAAGAATGAATAATACAGAAGTTATCGCCATATACACAATGTTAATGATACTATGGTGTGTCAGAGACTACAACTTAAAGCGTACGCTGTTGCGCTCTCTCGAACAGCAAAGGAAACAATAATGGAACTGATAATCTTTTTTGGAGTAATCGCTTTAGCGTTTGTCTTCGTGATAGTGATAGAACGTATATCGACTGAGTTACGAGGTATTCGATCGGTGTTGATGGAACACGCTCATCTTGAGCCTGTACCCGTCCGTGAGCATGACCCAAGCCGCTACCAGCGTAAGAGCGACAGCACACCTGCATGATAATTGACGGCGATGGTTCCCACTTTATTGATGGTGGTTCAGTGGTGGAGTGGGAACCATTTGCCCGAGGCGACTTAATAAAGAGAAAGAAAACAGGCCCGAAAGCAAGGGCGCTGTGTATGGTTATAAGCGAGGACACTGATAACTATACGTTATATAACTTAAGTACAAAGAAGTTACAGACGGTTGTTAAATGTGTGATAATAAAGCTATATGGTAGATATACACAGAATGTATAACAGTATTTATAGGTGGTATATGAGGTATAGGCTTTAATGTGTTATATTGATAGTGAATGATGGATGATATTTATAATGTGGTAGTATGGTGGTGGAGTTTAGTACGTAGGCGCATCCCACCGCAAACGACCAATATGTATCACATGCTACAACATTCCTCAATGATACCACACACATACGGTGACACACGATGTTACCATGATACATTTGATACACGCTGAAATGCGACAGCATGCGACAGCAACAAGGAATACAAACACATGTTACATGATACAGAGCGGCGGCGAGATGCGACAGCCGTACTAATAATCATCAGTTTGCTAGCGTTATTGCTTATAACCTGACGATATCCCCAAAACCCCCATTTTAAAAACACCAACAATATCAACTACTTAGTTGAGGTTCCCCTTAAGGGGAGAGGACAAAAACATAATGCTAAACGAAACCATCCACACCATCGGCGGTGCGAGGCTGAATAAGACTGAGATTGATATACTACAATGTATCAGATGCTCAGAGGACATTGGCGATAGCTGGGAAGTATTAACACTGGCTGACCAGACTGACACATTCTTTTGTGACGCGCTGTGTGCAGTTGATACACTAGTGCTTGAAGGTCTGCTACAAAATGATACAGATGTATCACCAACTGATATCAATCGGAGTGTGGTTGTGACAGACGGAGCCATCGACTTCCTTAACTTATATGCAGAAGAAATAGATAGCTTATATATTATGCTTGATACATCTGTATTTGATGAGAGTGAGACAGCTGTCGCATAAATGATACACGTGATGCTCGCCTTCTTTCTGTTCCTGTTTACGTATGTGTTATGGTTGCGTAACCAATGAGCGGCAAGAAGGCGAGAACACTTAATAAAATATTAGATACAGTGTGTGTCATAGTATTCTTCACACCGGTCACAGTGTTAGTGTACGGTTACATAGGTAGAGAGTGTGTAAGGTATACAGTCAAGAGTATGAGAGAGAGACTGTCAACGTGAACAGTTTGTTTGATACATTTGTTTTGTTACAAAATGCGACAGGCACCCCCCTCCTCCCCCCCACCCCGGAATGTATGTCGCGGTAACTGTATACGTGTGCAGTTGCGGTGTTAAGTACGTTTTCAATCACGCGCCAAAATTTCCAGAATAAAAAACCCCACCAAAAAAAACACAAACCTACCGCGCACCCTACATATTATGTGGCCGATACTACCGAACAGCTCGAGCTGGTCAGCGACTTCTTGCTAGCCCCACCAAAAGGCCACACCATCACGTTAGGAGCGCTTGTGACATGCACGTGTCATATGGGGAGCATCGCGATAGTCATCGAACTGTTCGACGGCAGCAATGGCAAAGGGCCGCCAATGAATATGGCGAAGATATATTGGATTCGGAGGCCAAAAGAATATAAAAGTCGGGTGTGGATGCATACAATCGGGAGGCTAAAAGAATATAACGTTATAACACCGGTTATAACATAGTTATAACATGGCATGCGAAAATGTATACGGCACCTCCCCGTATGAAACCGGTGGGGACGGCGAAGAATACATAGTAGGGGATTTAGTAACATTTGCCGGGCGGATGTTCACACCGGAATACGTTTATGTAGATACATATCATACAGAAAAACCGTTGGTGGGGATAGTCATAGGTGTTAAGATGTATGGGAGCATATTGCCACGTTCTAAAATGTATAAAGTGCACTGGTTGAGCAAAAGCCGCCCTTCGGAGGTTGTTGGAGGCCATCTGCGACGAGCATGCAAGCTCGAGAGAAGAGAATGAACAATTCCACAGACATTTGCTCCTCAGCATGCTATTTATATGCGGAGATACTTCTATGAGCATGCTATTAACAATCCCGCCCGGTTATGTGGTAGGGTCTTTGAATGAAGAACTAACTAAAACTGATATTAAGAAGATGATATCGGATGAGCTTGATAAGACACTTAAGAGGGAGTTAAAAAAGGCTCTAGAGGTCGAGTTACCCAAGGCGCTTAGTTCTAAAGCAACCAAAGAAGAGATCGGTGATATCACCAAGAAGGTGCTTAAGCGTCTTTATAAAGATTTATCGCTTCATCATCCATATATTATCGATCGTATCAAGATTTAGGTCTTGTCTTCATAGTTATTATATGGAGGATGTTATGTGGAACAGCCATGGCGTTATGCGCGTGACATTATCTTTCATACCGGTGATATTCTTCACGATGAAAACCTGAGCGATATAATAGTTCTTTTATCACGTGGTGATAGCACACACGGCTTTGAAACTCATGGTAGTGTCGGTGGTGGTGTAACGGAGGTGAGTATATGGAAGTTGTGGTCGTCACGTGATGGAGTGCAGTATTATAGTGAGTTTGGTCTTCAAAACCTGGTGTTTCTTAGCGTTTTTTCGATGTATCGTGCGGTTGAGTGTACACAATGTGGTTGGTGTGGTGGAAAAGTAGGAAAATTTTAGGGAAATATTGCGGATTAGAGAAGTTCACCGGTAGTTACTTTGTGAGGAAATTTTTTGCGAGCGTGGGGCGAGTCTTTAATGTGTTGTGCGGTGTCGCATTTTTCATTAATATATGGCTTTTTGGTTTTGCGAACTTGAATAATATGTTTGAACTCTCTATCCTCGCTTTACTGAATATGATGCTATTAAGTTTCGTTTTATTAAGAAATCCAAGTGGAACAAATGAATGACCAACATATTTACTACTAGAATGTCCCATCGTTTCGCCATATTTCTGATATTTTTTAGTGTGCTAGCATCGTGTTTCACTGACTACGGGATAATGAAGCCAGGGAGTAACGAATACATATATGTTTATGATACTGCGATTCGGACTGTTGAAGTTGAGGTAGAAGTTGAGGTAGAAGTTGAAGTTGAGGTACCCGTTGAGGTGCTCGTCGAAGTACCGGTTTATATAGAAGTAGAAATAGAAGGCGATGTTGGGGAGATTTGGATAGATTCTTTTATGCAACCCAATACAGTAGATGGAATAGATATTCTTTGGGTTATTGATACTTCCGGCTCGATGAGTAGATTTGATACACAGTTGTTACTTGGTATCGAGACTATGCTAGCAGCGCTACCAGCCACAAGCTGGCGACTAGCGATGACGTCTAACGATCCAATGTCTGCTGTTTTAGAGAATCAATTTCCGTTGGTGCCCGGGGATGATATATTTGATGCAGAGGCGATGTATACGGCCATGGGAAGGGGAGGCAGAGAAGAGGGTTTTGATTCTGTATACGAATATTATATAAATAATCCATATGCGTCGACATGGATGAGAATTGACGCTGGTTTGTTGGTGGTTTTTGTGTCAGATGAACAAGAGCAAAGTGACGATCATTTTATTGACGTACCAGATTTCGTAAATTGGTACAGAAGTCTACGGGGTGGCTCAGTTTTTATTGCTAGTATTATAAATTTAGATGCGACTGAAACAGTATGTTTAACGGCGCCCAACCCAACTGATGTGGGTACCAGATATATGGATGCAACTGCTGCCTTTAGTGGCAATATAATTGATATATGCGCAGATGATTGGACCGCGGGGGTAGCTGATGCCGCGGCATCGCTTGAACCACATGAGTCATGGGAGTTGACCAAAACACCAATTATAGATTCAATAGTCGTCTTTATTAACGGCTCACCGGATTTTAGTTGGGTTTACTCGTCGACTGACAATACAATATATTTTACAGTTATTCCGGCCGGAAGTTCGTTGGTTGAGATAGGATACAGATACTTATTACCAGATACCGGCACACCATAAGTATAGGAGGTTAAAATGAAGTATTTAGTATTATTAATAAGTTTGTTATTTTCAACAATATCAGTAGCACAGAATTATAAACCCGTATTACCTGTTGATTCGATCGATAGTAGTATGAGGTCAATTGAAAAGCGAGTTAGGGGCGCCGCAGTTAAGGTCACTTTCCCTTTTGAGGGTGGACATGGGTCTGGGTCTTATCTAAAATATAAAGACGTTCATATAGTTATCACAGCCCAGCATGTGGCTAGTGGTAAATTGGGAGAAAACTACATGGTTTCGCATGGGGGTGAATCTCACATATCTACGTTAATATATTCAGACCCACAGGAGGATATAGCTGTTCTTTTTGTTAAAACTCCCTTCAGAACTACCGAACCAATGCCGTTTAAACCATTAGAAAAGACGGCAGACGTCGGTACAAACATAGTTTACTCTGGGTTTCCCTCAGATCACAAACTAATGTCGTTCAGAGGGCAGGTGGCTGGCCATGAAAACGGGAAGGGTATTGGAAAACACATCATTTTGCAAACATATGGGTGGTTTGGATGCTCGGGATCCGTTGTATATGATACAAAAGGTTATATTATTGGTGTATTATATGGTGTAGATGTTGAATATTACCCCGATATTCAGGTTCAAGAGAACCTAATATGGGTTGCACCCATCAATAAAATGCCAATTCGCACGGCTCTCAAGAATATGTGCGATGGTTGGCACGGAGTTAAGCGCCCAAAAGCGTGTAATTAACATATGAGCCGGAAATGGAATGCATTTCTCACTGAAGGTGAGCTAAAAACCGTTGGAATTGTTGTCTGTTTAGACGAAAAACAGCGGTTTTTGGTGATTAGACGCTCAAATATCGACGAACGGGAAGGTCAATGGACCATTCCCGGGGGGCATATCGATGATGATGATGGTTCTATTGAAGAAGGGGCGGTTAGAGAGCTATTTGAAGAGACAAATTTGACTTGTGTGGTTGCTGACTTAACTTATCTTGGAGAACCAAAGGATAAAAAGCACTATTTTTTGACTTATAAATGGTCTGGTGCTATAAAAATCGATAAATCCAACCCAATAACCGATGAAATAGAACACGATGACTGGAAATGGGCCATAATTGATGAGATAAAAGAGTTGTCGAACAGTGAAATACCGATCTATTTATTAGAGAAAGCTTTGGAGATGTCTAAAAATGCTAAATGACGAACAAATACTGCTAAAAACAGCACAATTATTGGAAAATTACGATATTTCCACCGAAAAACCCGATAAATTGCTTCGGGAACTCGATGAAATTGAATTAGAAGCCCTAGATGGCATTTTAGATGACATGAAAGGCGAAGATCTCGCGTTTAATGGGCTATTTAACGGCGAAATGCGCAAAGTTATCGACTTTCCGGTGAGAAATATTGGAACTGAACTGGGTAAATTTGCTGATATGTTTGAAAGTATATTTAATTTGGACGTCGAATGGGAAAAGGGGCTTGTTTCTGTTGAAAGGGAGTGGGTTGAACACTCCCTGGAGAACGATACGGCTCAAATAGACCGAATTATGGGTGGTCGGGATACAGCCAAGAAACAAAAACGCAGGTTTTCGATGAAAATAGGCAAATACTTAGCAAAAATAGACCAGCTTCTCTCACAATACAAAGAAATGAGACTAAAAGTGCTCCATCACGGGCGTACGGACCGGCCAACTCTGCATTGGGTCGGTAGAATAACCGGAGCGCACTTGGCAACAGCCTTAAGTGAGAAAGAACAAAAAAGATACAACCAAATCCTCAATCAACTTGAATTATACGTTGGTAATACCTCAGCGCACGGGCTTAAACAATTTGTGATGGGCATAACAGACAAAAATGAGTGGACCGCGAAAGAAAGAGCCCGGAGGGACGCGCAAGATGAAGCAGACTACGCTCACGGCAAAGAATTACGAAAAAGAAACCCAGTTATTGAAGCACCAGACACAAAATTCGTTGATTTAGGCAAATATTGGCTAAATAACGCCGGATATATCAAAAAAGAGGTAAATAAGCTCGATAATGACAAATATTCCATTATTATCACTCGGCATCCCATAGATGTGATGAGAATGAGCGATTTTGAGAAGATTACCTCTTGTCACTCTCCACCAAGTCGCTCTGGAGGCACA